TTATCCAGCATTTGTTTTTTCATCACCTGTAACAGGTGGGTGCATAATTTCTAATTCTTCTGGGCTGTCTGGAGCACCACCAGCACCCATAAGATTCTCTTTAAAGTGATTCAGGATCTGTCTCCGGATCGCTGGATCGATTTCAAAATAAGTCTTAATGATTTCCTTTTCAAGATCTGTCGCATTATGCTGCGCAGCAAATTCATCAAGACTGAATGTCTCTGACTCTATAAACATGGAGCCAACGCCATCTCTGAGCCATTTTTCATCAATATTAAATTCACGACAAATAGCTTTTATATTTGATTCTGTAAGATCATTAACGCCGGTTTCAACTTGACTGAGAGAACTCTTTTTCAGACCAATTTTGGCGCCGAATTTTTCAAGTGTGAGACCGAGAGTTTTACGTGCCATTCTAACACGTTCACCGCGAGTCATGTGTTCACCTCCTTTTTATTATAAAAATAGCATAGCACTGAAAAAACGGAATGTCAACGGAAAAAGTTTTTTAAACGAACAAAAATGACTTGACAAAATTCTTTAAAACAACTATCATGTTTTTAGAACGAACAAAAGAAAGGGGATGCGGAATGTTGGAGAGACCCAGGAGAAGAGTTGGAGGAATAGACGAATTTATGATCCAACGAACAGCAAGGCAGATTTTAAAAGAAATGCAGGAGTGCGGATGGACTCAGGGAGAAGCTGAGTTACTTCCGAAGTATTTAGAATCTGCGATAAAACAAAATAGCGAACGGATCAGAAAGCTGAAACCATTCGCTATTTGTGAGATTACAGAAGAATCTCCTTGACTTCTGAAACAGTTCTGCTGTAGTTAGCAGCGATCATTTCAAGAGTCATTTCAGTATCATCAGGGTGCAGTTCCTTATGAATACTGTAAAGCAGAGCAATATTATGAATTGCAATTTCTTTTTCGCTCATGTAGTGGTCTCCTTTCTTTAGTTTTCAGTCTCTGGTCCAGACTGATAGCTAAAGTATAGGAGAGAAGAAAGAAAAGCACAAGCCGAAACGGTCAGTAATAACCGTCAGCCGGAGATTAACCACCCGGCTCTGATGATGGCAGGTTAAAGAGAGGAGGCGAAAATAATGAGAATCCATGAAGCAGTAGAAAAAGCACTGAAAGAAAAAAGCCCAATTACAAGAGCTAGTTTACGTGATTTCGGCTTCAAGGTTTTTCCAACAGATTCCAGCGACTGCTGTTACATCGTAAATGAAAAACAGCAGCCTGCAAGATGCTGGAACCCAACGGCCAATGATCTGCTGGCTGACGATTGGGAATTAGTTACCAAGGAATAAACTTGGAAACAAAGTCAGCTACAGATAAAAAAGTTTCTTTGGGAAGATCTTCCATGTAAGCAATTGCATCATTTGAAAGAACACAATGATAGACTTCGTTGTCTGCGTACGTGTTTTTCAAATAATTGTTCTTGCCGAGCTGTCTTAAAGAATGATCTATATCCTCATAAGGCATTTCAGGGAAGAAATTTTCATGGATAGATCTTCCGGAAACAAAGTTGCTGGATTCTGAAATTGATAAACCGGTTTTTCTGCGGTTCAGATATTCAGAATACAGTTTGTATAAAATCTGTTTGTCCTGTTTTGTAAGTAACATCTGTTTGCTCCTTTCTATGTACTCGGATGTAAAAACATCCTGTATTTACAGAATAGGGGTGGAAGTCAAAATAATCAATCAGATTCGTTCGACAATCTGATTAAAAATTTATAAAGAAGAGGAGATGAAAGATATGTCACAGAAGAACATGGAAAACATGCTGAGACAGGAAGATAAAGCAGAAGCGGAAGACTTTACAGCGTTCCTGCAGTCCTTAAACATCAGTAAGCAGACACTGATGAATACATTTTTGAAAGGCGTTAAGGTGGGAATGTGCATGGCGACTGAAAAACAGTCCGCATGAGGGAGGGAATGAAAGTGGAGACACAAGGAACATTTAACGCGGTAAGGTTCTATGAAACTCTTGCCGCGATCCTCTCAAAGAAGCATGGCGTTGAGATCACCGTAAAGGTGAAGGAAAAGCCAAAAGAAAAAGAGGAAACAGCTTGAACTATGACAACTACATAAGGAGATAAGAAATGGAACGAAAAATAATAATTTCATTGGTATCCGGGTACCTGGTTTCTATGCTGCCGATCTGGATGATCGACAGCAGAATGCAGGAAATCATCCTGATATTCGCAGTATCTTTCTGCGTCCTCTCCGGCCTGATCTGGATTGAGGAGAGGATGCAGGACATGAAAAAAGCCCTCACGTCCGCCAACGTGAGAGCAAAAAGAAAAAACAACCTTTTCAAATAGTATAAAGAAAATACGGGGAAATGTCAAGGAGGATTGAAGATGTTAAAAACAGACTATAAAGGATTCGGAGAATTTATGGAAAAAAATCAAAACAGCAGGAGAAGAAGAAACAAGAACACTATGCGGAATACGACAGCAGATGTGGCTGAACGAAATTTCCGATTTTATTTTTCCAACTCCGGCGGGAGATCTTCCGTTCTTAATCAATGCGTTGGAGATATTGGCGCAGACAATTAAAAAAACGAATCCGGAAGCGAAAGATTGCGCGAGAAAAATTATTAACGGAACTGACTGGGAAGTGCAGGCGAGTACAATCAACAAGAACATGAGCGAAGCGGCTGCAAAAGCATGGCGCGAATCAGTTAAGAATAACAAAGGTATTATGTAAACCAAAAAGGCAACACCGGATCCTTGAAAAATAAATGAAAGTAAGTCGAAAAAGCAGGGGAACGAAAGCCCCTGTTGCTTACTTGCTAAGAGTATTAAAGATGGATTCAAAACAGGGGATACGATAATGAGCTACATGTGTAAAAGAATGAGGTTCCGGAATGCCATAGAGGTGTATGAATATCACACAGCAAAGTATGGAGCACCAGGACAGGAGAGGCAGGAGAAAAAGAAAGCCACTCCGGAACAGATGGCAAAGAGGAATCGATACAACAGGGAGAGACTGGCAAGGTGGAAGCTCCGGAACAACTTCGACGTAGATGATTATTTTACAAGATTATCATACGAGAAGGACAAAAGACCGGAATCCATGGAAGAAGCAAAGGAAGACTGGAAAGCATTCCTGCAGATACTCAGAAGGGAATACAAAAAAAGAGGAGCAGAACTGAAATGGATGCGGAATATAGAAGTCGGCACAAGGGGAGCCTGGCACATTCACATCATTGTGAACAGAATCCCTGATACAGACGTTATTCTTGCGAAGGCATGGAAACATGGACAGATACAGAACCAGCTTTTGTATCAAAAAGGTGAGTTTGAGAAACTGGCTAACTACATAACGAAGACACCGGAGACGGACAAGAGACTGAGAGAGGCAAACTATTCCGCATCACGCAACCTTCCAGTTCCGGAGCCAGAGAAAAAAGTGTATAAACACTGGAAAACATGGGGAAAAGTCAGAGTGCCAAAGGGCTGGGAAGTGGAAAAAGACTCTCTACATGAAGGCGTGAATGATCTGACAGGCTACCAGTACCGATCTTATACCCTGATTAGAACAGTTCGACTGCCAAAGCAGGAAAAGAAGAAAGCAAAGAAAAAGAGGGAAAGGGCATGAAGGTAAACATATATCTGGAGACAGATAAACAGTCCCAGGAATGTATGCAGCGTAAATACGGGTATGTGATCGAAACGATATTCAAAGGCGCACCGATAACCAGAGAGGGATTCGGAAACATTGAGGGAACATATCACAAGACGAACCTGCAAGCCCTTATAAAAGCCCTGGGACATTTTCGCAAAGAATGTGAAGTATGCGTATATACAAGAGACGCATTTGTTGCAACGCGGATTCTGAAAACTGACGACATGATGGCAGCAGGATTCAAGGACACAAAAGGAAAACCGATAAAGAACGCACAGGAGTGGGAGACAGCCTGCAAGAAGCTGCAGGAGTGCAATATCACAATATCCTCACAGACTGGGAAACATACATATTCAGCATGGTTACAGGAGGAAATGAAGAAACGTGAAGCCGGAGGAAATATGGGGAAAGGGATGGAGCCTGAGACCGGAACAGAACCCGGCAGAAATGGAGTATCTGGGTGAGATCATTAAATCCGGATACAGATTCACATACTACAAAGACCGGAAAGGAGGGATTTACTTTGAAAGCGAACCAGAAGGAGGAAAACCTGAATGGATGCGCCGCGCCGACGAAGACCGAAAGCGAAGGAATAGACACAGACATTGAAGCCCTGGAGACTTACATCTGCGACAATATCTGTCAGTATAGAGAAAAGACAACAAGCCAGGAAGCACTTGAGTATTATTTCTGCAGTTCGTGCGAAATGAGTAAGCACATAAGCAAAATAAAGACAGAATATGACAAAATCAATTCTTTCAGCCAGAGTGAGGCCTGGAAGTTGCTGAAAAAGTACAGAAGAATTGTACTTTGCAGAGAGTGCGAATATAGAGCATGTGATGATAAAACGATGTGCTACTGCAGAACAGATCGTGGATTAAGAGGAAGGCTAGAAGCGTTCGAAGGCTGCAGCAGAGGAAAAGAAAGAGAATAACAAAAAGGGGAAACGATTATGAGAACAATCGCAGTAATAAATTTAAAAGGTGGAGTTGCAAAGACAATTACATCAAACAGTGTCGCATATATTCTTGCAAGCCAGGGGAACAGAGTTCTCCTGGTGGATAATGACAAGCAGGGAGACGCGTCACGTGGATTAAACCGCCGCACCCAGGACGGGGAAGGAATTGACCGAATTATGACAGCCAGGCATCCGGAGGACTGGATGGATAAACTAATTAAGCACACAGACTTTGAGAATCTGGATGTACTTCCGGCAAATATGCGCCTGCTCAGCGCAAACCAAGCGGTTATGTTAGATCAGACGCGTCCACAGCAATTCCGTATCAGGGACGCTCTTGAATGCGTGAAAGATCAGTACGATTTCTGTATCATTGACAACGCTCCGGATATTAATGTATCAACAATCAACGCTCTGACAGCGTGTGATGATGTACTGATTCCGGTTGAAATCGACGACAACACAACCGAAGGCTTGCCGGAGCTGGTGAGTCAGATCGGATACACAAAAGAAGACCTGAACAAAGATCTGGAAAATTTCTGGATCTTTATCACGAAATACGACAGAAGAAACGAAGCCCAGAGACAGGGACTGGAAATGATCCAGGCAGCAGGCTATCCAATGCTCCAGACAAAAATAAGATATTCCAGAAAGGTATCTGAAAGCACGTATGCAAGGATACCGATTCCACTGTACTCTCCGCGCTCTCTGGCGGCGAAAGACTACGAGGACCTTGTAAATGAATACATAACTGCAGTGAAATACGCAAAGGAAGGAGAGGAGGACTGATGGCTTTTAACCTTGCCGATATGGTGAACAAACGTCCGAAGCAGGTGCAACAGGAAAATACAAGCGATACCGTATACAGAGACGTATTCGAACTTGTCCCGTCGAAAGAAAATTTCTACGGGACAGGCCCGGACCGGATCCAAGGTTTGAAAAATTCAATTCAGCTATTCGGAGTAATGCAGGATGTCCTGATCGAGGATGTAAACGGAGAGGATCACATAATTTCCGGACACTGCAGAACGATGTGTTGCAGAATGCTGGTAGAAGAAGGACATGAGGAATTTAGAAAAATTAACTGCAAATACACGACAGTTAAGGCTGATACCAGAAAAATGTTTCTGGAGGATGGCGAAGAAGACCATGAGACAACGCAGCTTCTTGAAAAACTGGCAGTTATCCAGGCGAACCGGTTCAGAGAAAAAACGGACTGGGAGAAGATGAAAGAAGCTCTTGAGACAGAAGAAATTATAAAAGGCTTGCGAGAACTCACAGAGTTGAAAGGCAAGACAAGGGACATGGTGCGGGAGACAATCGGAGTATCCGGAACGCAGATGGAAAGATACCATGCAGTCCAGAAAAAACTCAGCCCGGAATGGATGAAAGAGTTTCAATCCGCAAAAATCAACATCACAGTAGCTCGTGAACTTGCAGATCTGGACGAAACATACCAGAAAAAGGCAATGGAACACTATGAGGACCACGACGGGATTACAGGAGCAGAGATCAAAGCATTTAAGAGCCTGCAGGAGAATAACAGAGACATTCCTGGACAATTCACGATTGAACAGGCGACAGGGCAGCAGCGACCGCCAGAGAACGACACACCGGTACAACCAGAGCTGCAGATAGAAAGGCTGTTCGAAGCCTTAAACAAAGGTGAGAGAGAAAGAGTCCTCAAATGCGACACTAGAATGGCCGCATATTTAATCAGCATCCGGTACCGGGATGTCAGGATCAGAAACGGACATTTCAATTATCAGGCCAGCAAAGAGGGGATAACATTCAATCCTGACAGTATAATGCAGAGCAGCCTGACATGGAATGAATTGTCTGAGGAACTGGTGAAAAGATACGGAAAGAAACAGAAGCCGGTCCGCATAGTATCCGTAGACGCTCCGGAGAAGCCGCAGAGCACACTTACAGAGTCGGAGGCAGTCAAAGCGTTTTGTGAAGCTTACCCAGAGAAATTAAAAACAATCATGAGGATATGCCGAAGATGCGAAAATAATGGAGAAGCTGCTAAAGCCGTACAACTGGAATTTGCACCAGGTGGATTTAGTGCGGTAGGCGGGGGCAAAGTAAATTATAGCTTTATGTCATTCTCTGCAGGACTTGAAATTGAAGTGAACAATGAAAAAGTATCCATGAAATACGGACGATTGATTGTAGAAGCAAAGAACCTCTATGATCCATTATCCCCGGAATTTGATGCGGAGCCAAAGAAACCCAAAACAAAAGAGGATGAAGGACCGGCAAAATGTATCACAGGTCAATCCGGATCTGGATTGTGTGGAGCAGCTGCTTATTGTGACGAAAAATATACCTGTTGTTCTCAGTGCCCGGATGATTGCAACAGTCGTTGTGAGTGGATTCTGGAAAAGAGCTGCCAGTCGGCAGCAGAAACACCGGACGAAAAGCAGCAGGAAGACAATTGTAGTGAATCTACCGAGATAGCAGAAGATCCGAGAAATACAGACAAAATCCCTACTGCCTGGCCGGAGAAATTAAAAGATATCCCGATTCCATCAACGGGCAATCTATCAATATATCTGCAAAAACAAGAAGACCTGTTAAAACAGATGACGGAAGTTGAGAAAGAAGAAGCAGGATTTCCAGAGTTGGTGATTAAAAAACAACAAATGCTTGTAGCAGGACTCAGGATTCTCAAAAATATTGTAGAAGACTGTCAGGAGGAACCGGAACAGCCAGGATTGCCAATCATGAAGAATAATGACCAACGCAAAGAATGGTTGAGAAACTATAAAAGTTGGGGACTCTGGTACACCGATAATCACACCGACGTGAAATATTATAAATATGATTTCAATAATGGAGCGCGACTGATAGTAGAAGAATACACGCCGGATTTAGGGAATAAAAAAAGCTGGTGGGTATCTGCTACAACGGAATCATATTACATGCACTTAGTAGGAGGACCTGAACCAGATCGGGATGGTGGCGTGCCGAAATGGACGTATCATACACGGTATAATAAATTCCCTAATTCAGAGACTGAATTGGTTGAGTTCCTAAAAGAACTGCAGAAATAACAGGAGGATTAGAAATTGCAGGAAAAACCGTTTTATGTTCATGTTGAATTGCACAAAGAAATTGTAAAGAACGCATGGATCATAAGTCATGAGGGAAGAAAAATTCTTGTGATCGAATTTCAAGACACAGTTACAGAGGATGAAAGCATTGCGTATGTATTCGCCCTGGCTAAAAGCCTGGTATCAGAAAAGAACACAAAAGAATTAAGCCCGGAAGTAATGCGGATGGTAAGAGGAACTTACGTCCGCATTCTGGACGCAGAAATGCAGGAACTTATTGACAATGGAATTGAAATGGAGAGATATGACTAGAGAAATTATATTTAAGGGAAAAAAGATAGATAACGGAGATTGGGTTGAGGGACATTATTACAAAATGTCTGAAACAACCTATTGTTTTAAAGAGGACTATGAACGGAAACCAGTACCAGAACATCACTATATTTTGCAAGAGAGAATGACTGACTGGGGACTCCCAAATCAGATGGTACAGATTGAAATTAATCCAGAAACACTCTGCCAGTTCACGGGACTTTGCGACAAGAACGGGAATAAGATTTGGGAAAATGATATTTGCAATCCAAAAGAAAGATTTCCGGAAATCGTAAGAATGCACGATGGAGACTGGGTTTTGGATTGCAGTTACTCACATGGAAAAGATTATGGGTACTGTTACCGCAATCTTGGATTTTACGTGCGGGAAAGAAATTCCATTGAGGTTATTGGAAATATCTTTGATAATCCAGAGTTGGTAAAGGAGGGATAAGCATGGAAAAGACATGTAAAAGTTGCAGAGAGAATGATTGCGGTCTCTGCGATCGCACCGGCCGTCTGGTAGAAGACGACGATAAATGCGAAAAGTGGAAAAACAAAAATCCGTCTGAATGGAAATCAAGGATGATGAATACATTTCTGGCCGGACATTAGGAGAAAAAGATATGGAAAAAGTAAAAATGGTTAAACTTGAAGACGGAAATTATATTCCGAAAGAATGCTGCACGATAAATAGATGTCTTGAAGTAGACGATGTAAATCTACCGTGTGGAGTAGATTGCCGTGAACAGTGTTCAAGTTGCGTAATACAGAAAGTTATGAACGCTTACGGCGAATCAGGAGACAATGACTGGATACCTGTTGCGGAAAGGTTGCCGGAGGAACGGGATTCAATTTTTGCAAAAATTAAAGGAACAGACGAATGGAAGCCTGGAATGTTCGAAAAAGTGTCAAGAGCTGTACTTGTAACAGTTGAATATCCGGGAAAAAAGAGACTCGTAGAAGTAGCGCATACAACCGACGGAAAATGGAAAATGAATGTTTTGCCGGATAACGGAAAAGTAATTGCTTGGAGAAGCTATCCAGCTCCATACAAGGAGGAATAAATGAATAAAAGACAGAAAAAGAAGTTATACAAGCAGGAAACCGGCAAAAATCCGCCGAAGAAAATGAAATATTCCGGGAAAAGCTATCACATGGCAATAAACAAGCCATGGGGAGGAAAGAAAACGGTAGTAAACTACTCCTGGGACTGCGAGAAGCTGAAAGAAATTGTAACACAATTCACAAAAGCATGGGCCGGTAACAGGGTAACGATAAGAAAGGCAGCGGATGCACTGATAAAACTGTTTGCAGGCATAGGAATCAACATTTCCGAAGTTCCGGAAAGTTCATACGCAGTAAATACGAGAAATGTGGTAAATACAACAAAAACATTGACAGCACACCGCAGAAAAAGAAGGCCACTGAAAAAGTCCTTTTTGCGTATAAATTAACACAAAATAAAGTACATCAATCAACTTTGAGACACTGTATATAGTATGAAAAAACAGTTTTTCAGTGGCGTCCAGAAAAAGAGGTGAATGGAATTGAACTATGCAACAGCAGAGGCGGAGGACAACAGAGAGAAGATCCTGAAATTCATTGTTAAATACATAAAGCAGCACTGTTATCCACCGGCTACTTATGAGATTGCGGCAGATACAGGACTGTCAAAAGCAACAGTTAGACGACATATAGCAATGTTGCTGGAGGATCGCATCCTTGAGACAGAACATCCGGGAGATTCAAGAGCGTATCGCATCAAAGATACAAAAATAGTAATGGTAAAGGAGAAAAAGACAAATGGAAATGATAATTCAAAATGAAACCGGTAATTTTACGTTGCATGTACGGATCTCAGACTCGAAAGAATATGATTTCCTCAAGGATGTGACAGAACTGGCACGAAAGTATGATTTCGAAAATGATGATTTTGAGATTGAAGATCCGGAAAAGGAAACAGATCAGGTACCGGAGACAACGATTAGCGAAGCTGCAGAAGAATACAAAGGATTTTTACATATTCGTTGCGAAGAATGTGGAGAGACAATCTCGTACAACGCAAAAGAGCCAGAGACACAGCACAAATGTAAGAAATGCGGACACGTAACACAGCTTAGAGCTTTAAAACCAATGTATGCAGAGTGCAAAGCCTGCGGAAGTTCATGGAAGTACATGACAAACAGAAACACTGCAGAACTGACGCAGGAATGCTTACAGTGTGGAAATTTGATCGACATGGAAATGAACTCACGCCGCACAGCGTATGTAACAAAAACGAAACGGGGGGGAGGCAAGACCTCCAAGAAATAGATTCAAGAGGAGAATGTGATGAATAAAGTAATTTTAATGGGACGATTAACCAGAGATCCAGACGTAAGATATACAACCGGAGAGAATCCGCTGGCAATAGCCAGATACACGCTTGCAGTAGACAGAAGATTTCACAAAGACGGGGAAGCAACGGCAGATTTTATTTCATGTGTCGTTTTCGGACGTGCAGCAGAGTTTGTAGAGAAATATTTCAGACAGGGATTGAAAATTACAATCTCTGGGCGTATACAGACAGGAAGTTACACGAACAAAGAAGGACAGAAGGTATATACGACAGAGATTGTAGTAGAGGAACAGGAATTTGCTGAAAGTAAATCATCTGGAGACAACGGAGCGACTTACTATCCGCCAAAACAGACACCGCCGCCAGCTCCTGCGGATGATGCAGATGGATTTATGAACATTCCGGATGGAATAGAGGAAGAACTGCCGTTTAGCTGAGAAAGGAGCAATAATGGACACTATTGAAGTAAAAGTGATCGTTAATCAGAGAAGACAGACACGCTGGTTGAAAGATTATCACGAAAGTTACAGGAAAAAGCTGGAGGAGAGAAAGAATGCAGTCGTTTCCGAAACAGAAAAAGAAAAAAAGGAGTAAAAAGAAAGAGCCGGAAAGACCGAGTATCATGCACAGCAAAGAAAGTGGCACTTGCTATCTTTGTATGAAACTGCATAACAATTACAGACGATACCAGGCACTCCAGGAACATCACATATTTGGAGGGTGTCCGAATCGGACACATTCAGGACATTACGGGTTAAAGGTGTATCTCTGCAATATACATCATCTTGCAGGAACAGGACCGGAAGCTGTACACGCAAATAAGAAGATCATGGCCATGCTGCATGAAGATGGACAGAGAGCTTTTGAGGAAAACTGGGGAAGCAGAACAGAGTTTATGAAGATCTTCGGAAAAAATTTTATAATGGAGGATTAAAGCCATGATGGACATAGGAGACGTAAAGAAAGTTATTGATAACGTAGCACAGAAGCCATTCCTTTGCAGCGACACTGAGATTGAGACACAGAACGAATACATAATCACAACAAAAGCACATTATGAGGAACTTCTGATTGCGAAAGGAAAAGAAACCCCTTGCAGAGTTTCACAGAGAGAGGACGGCCTCTGGGAGTGTCCGGTATGCGGAGCAACAGACCAGCATGGACATAACTACTGCGATCAGTGCGGACAGAGACTGGGATGGGAAGACCAGATATAAAAGCAGAGAAATAAAGGAGAGTAGAAATGCCAAACGTGAGACCGCTGAACAGAAAGAAATATAATATATCAAAAAGAGCTTTTCAGACCGCATACAACTATTGCTTGCAGTATACAGAGTGGAAAGAGGAGCTGGCCGTAAAGAGAGACACAAGAGCCGGACAGAATCTGACTGGACAGCCGGGATCACATAACTGTTCTGACTCAACTGCTGACGCAGCCATGGAAGCGGCCGAGATCACACACAAGATAAAGAAGATTGAAGACGCAGCCATGGAAGCAGTCGGAAAAGAAAAAGAGCTATATCCATATCTGCTGTATTACGTGACAACAGAATACTGCACATTTCAGACCATGAAAGCCAGAGGCATTCCATGCGAGAGATCATACTTCTATGAAATGCGTAGGAGGTTTTACAGCATCATAGCAAGGAGGATTAAATGATAGAATGCGATAAATGCAAAGCCCAGATGGAGCAGACCGTAAAGGAAGAACATATACCAGAGACAGAACTGGACATCCAATACATTCAGTGCAAACAGTGCGGAAAAAAGTATATTGTACTGTTAAAGGATAACAAGACGAAAGGAATGCTGATACGGATCAGGAACATGCAGGCAAGGTACAGACGTATGTTCGGTAAAAAGAACATTGCGGAAGTAGAAACGTACAGAAAGAGTATGGAGAACTTCCAGAAAGCAATACAGAAGTACCAGGCACAGCTGAGAAACAATAACAAAGACAAGATAAAGGAGTATCTGTAATACGGTACTCGAAGGACAAAATAAGTGATATATTGATAACGTGGTATTCAGGAAAGCCACGAATAATCGTTCCCCGCGAGAGAGGGCTTGCTATATGCAGGCCCTCTTTTGAGTTAGGAGGAATATGACGCAACAGGAAACAGAGTTCGTGCGCTGGTGCGTAGCGAACGATATACACAGGTTCTATGTGTGGACCAGGTGGAAGCAGGTCAGGCAGCAGGTGTTGAAGATGGATCACAATGAATGCCAGAGATGCAGAGAGCATCACAGATACACAGCAGCCACGACAGTACACCATGTAAACTACGTGAAAAGACATCCAGAGATGGCTCTGGACATATGGTACGAGTGGCATGGAGTGAAGAAAAGAAACCTTATAAGCCTTTGCCATGAGTGCCATGAAGCAGTGCATGGTTACAGAAAACCACAGAAGCAGGAACCACTGACAGAGGAACGCTGGGACTGATACCCCCGGTCGAAAAAATTGCGATTTTTGGCGGCCGGTCGGAGACCGGTGGGTGGCCTCGACAAATCTGCGAAAGGTCGCACATGATGAAAAAATAAAAAAATAGGGGTGAAAAAATGGCCGAAAAAAAAGCGGATATACTAGAAAGCTTAAAAGAGCAGCTGAGAAAAAAACAGGCAGATATTTCCGTCTTCAAAGACCTTTTGGACGACTATATGACCCTCTATGATGTCAAAAAGAAGCTAAAAACAGATATAAAAAAGCGCGGAGTGACCTTTGAGACCACATCCGCAAGCGGGAAAGCAACGATTGTAAAACAGAACCAGTCGGTCAAAGATCTGGTTGCTGTCAACAAACAGATGCTGATGATTCTGGACAAGCTGGAGTTGACAACGAAAGAAACAATAAAGGGGGATGATGATGACGAATTGTGATCCACGCATAGAGGAGTTCATGGAGGCCGTAGAGTCTGAGAAAATCAGAGCTTCCAGGGAAGTCAAAGCACTGGTATCACACGTCAGAAGTTGTTTCAAAAACGAAGACATATACACAGACAGCGAACAGCTGACGAAATATATCGGGATTGCAAAATATTTCCCGTTTGAAAAGCTATTTCCCTGGCAGGTCTTTGTCGTGGGACTGCACGATTGCACATACTGGAGGGTATCAAAGACTCCGCGCTGGCCGGATCTTTTCTGTATGCTCGGAAGGGGCGCGGGGAAGGACGGAACAATAGCGTGGGAATCTGCCTGCCTGGTAAGTCCGTATAACGGAATCAGGGCGTATGACGTAGATATTTGTGCAAATAACGAAGATCAGGCACTAAGACCCGTCAAAGACGTGGTGGAAGCTCTTGAAACGCCTGAACATACGAAAAAATTAAAAAAATTCTATTACTGGACATCTGAGAAGGTAGTAGGAACAGAAACGAAATCAACGATTCTGGGACGTACAAACAACCCATCCGGAAAAGACGGAATGCGCTCCGGTATGGTGGTGTTCAATGAGATACATCAATATCAGGACTACAAGAACATTGAAGTGTTCACAACCGGACTTGGAAAGAAACCACATCCGCGCCGGTCCTACTACACCACCCAGGGAGATATAAGAGAAGGACCACTTGACGATATGCTTGGGACAGCGACGGATATTCTTTTTGATGATCTTCCGGACAATGGTATGCTGCCATTTATCTGCAGACTGGACAACAAAGAAGAAGTATACGACGAAAAGAACTGGGAAAAAGCAAATCCGTCCTTGCCATATCTCCCGACGTTAATGGGAGAAATGCGAAAAGAGTACAATGACTGGTTAGCGCATCCTGAACGTCTCACTGCATTTATGACAAAGAGAATGAATATCCCAAGCGGATCCGCAGACATAAAAGTGTGTTCGTATGAGAAAATAAAGCTCACGAACAGAGAAATACCGGATCTGTCAGGGTGGACATGCACCTGCGGGATTGACTTCTCGAAGATTACGGACCTTGTTTCCGTAAATCTGCATTTCAGAGATGAAAATATCCGGTATGACATCAATCATTCATGGTTGTGCAGCCAGTCAAAAGATATTCCAAGGATAAAAGCTCCTCTGGAAGAATGGAGACGGAGAGGACTGCTGACAATGGTGGATGATGTGGAGATACATCCGGAGATCATCACTGATTATATTCAAGCAGCAATGATGAAATATTGCATAAAAGGAATTGCGATTGACGATTTCCGCTATGCTCTGCTGGCAGCAGCACTCCGGGAAATTGGATTCGACGCAAAAGTATATAAAAATTTAAAGCTTGTACGTCCCTCAGACATAATGAGAGTTGCGACAGTGATAGACAGCTGTTTCGCAAATGACAATTTTATCTGGGGAGACAATCCAGTGCTCCGCTGGGGGACGAACAATACAAAAATGATCCCATACGGGAGAAAACCGGGAAAGAAAGATGATGCAGACATAGGAAACTATGTTTACGGGAAAATTGAAGCGAAAAGCAGAAAAACTGACCCGTTTATGGCACTTGTCGCGTCAATGACAATAGAGGACATGATCCCATACGCACAAACGGCAGCAGTGCCTGATATTGGAGTAATGACTTACTGAAAGGGGGTGAGAAAGGTTGGGATTTTCATTCAGGAATCTGATACGGGGGAAGCCAGAACCAGAGCAGTCAGAACCAGAGCAGTCAGAACCAGAGCAGTCAGTTGAAAATGTGTCTCGAATTGAGATTGCAGACAATCCGATTGAGAGCATAATGACAGAAATTTATCTGAGGGAATTGGCTTTTCAGAGAGCAATTCAGATTCTTGCAAAAATGTTAGGAAAATGCGAGATTCGTACATTCCTGAATGGTGACGAAATATTCCGGGATGAATATTATACCTGGAACTACGAACCAAACAGAAACCAGAATAAACAGCAGTTTTTTGATAAGTTAATCGAAAAGATGTTCAGAAACGGAGAGGCGTTGGTTGTTGCTGGAATAGATGGACAGCTCTATGTAGCAGATTCATTTTGCACAACCAGAAGCGCACTGTACGGGAACACATACAGCCAGGTACAGATTGATGATTACACTTTTCAGAGGTCGTTTAGATCCACAGATGTTCTGTATCTAAAACCGAACTGGAAAAATGTAAATACGATACTACAGGGGCTATATGGTTCCTATGCGAAGCTGATCCAGTACGGAGCAAAGACCTTTATGCAGTCACATGGCTCAAAAGGAACTCTGGACATATCAGCCGTAGCCCAGAACAGCAAAAACTTTGATGATACTCTCAAAAAGTTGCTGAATGATTATTTTAAGACATTCTTTGAAAGCGAAAATGCAGTTCTGCCCTTATTCGAAGGATATACTTTCACAGAAACGAACAGGTCAAAGAACTACAATGAAACAACAACAAGAGACATAAAAGCACTATATGATGATGTATTCGACTTTACAGCGAGGGCAATAGGAATCCCTCCGTCAATCCTGAAAGGGGACGTGCAGGACAACAGCAAGGCAATAGACGAACTGCTGACTGTTGCACTGGATCCATTAGCCGGATCCTTAGAGAGCGAAATCAACCGTAAAAAATACGGGAAAGCCGTATTGAAGGGCAGCCGCTGCATGGTAGACACGTCACACGTTAAGCATGTTGACATATTCAGCAATGCGACGCAGATTGACAAGCTGGTACAGTCTGGAACGCATACGATTAACATGATTTTGCGTGCAATGGGACAGCCGCAGATCAATGAAGAATGGGCGAACCAGCATTTTATCACAAAGAATTACAGCACAGTACAGGATTTATTGAACAGCCTGGAAGGAGGTGGAGAAAATGGCGGGAATGGAAAAAACACAGAATAAAACAAATTACTGTTTTAAGCAGGCAGCAGATCCGACGGTACATTTGCTATACATCTATGATGATGTATCGGCGTATGGAGAATTTGACTGGAAAACATGGTCATATACCGAAAGCGAGACTTCTGCAAAGTATTTCCGCGATCAGCTTGCGGCAATCCCGGAAGACCATACGATTGAATTACATATCAATTCAAATGGCGGATCTGTAAAAGAGGGAGTAACTATCTACAACCTTTTGAAGCAGTCCGGAAGCCATGTAAAAGGAATCGTTGATGGAGTGGCGTATTCCGTAGCTTTTGTGATTTTACAGGCATGTGACGAAAGAATCATGGGCGTAGGAACAACAGCACTGATCCACGAACCATGGGTAACTGCATCCGGAAATGCAAGAGAGCTGAGAAAGACAGCGGATGATCTTGACGTACTTACGGCAAGCAATCGGAAAATCTTCCTTGAGCGTTCAAATCTGGAAGAACAGCAGCTTGCAGACATGATGGAGGCAGAAACCTTCCTGACTCCGGATGATTGTCTGGAATATGGTCTGATCGACAAGGTAGAGGATTACGGACACGCGCCAGAGGGAGACACGACAAAAGAAGGAATGCAGAAACGTCTCCAGGAAGTTATGCAGCATATGAAAGATACGAAGTCTTTCAGAGAACAGCTGGAGCTTATGCAGAAAGGACAGAAACCCGAACCGGGAAAGAAACCGGAAGAACCAGAGAAACACACACTGCAGGGATTTCTGCAGGGATTCAAAAAAGGAGAGTAAAATGAAAAATAAAGATTTTGCCGCATTAAAGAGAACGGAAATCCTCAACAGAATGAACGCAGCTGTTGCAGAGAATGATTCAGAAGCATTTTCAAAAGCATATCTGGAATTATGCCAGGATATTGAGGAGAACGTGCTTGAACAGGCGAAAGAGCTTGTAAATCAGAGTGATATGAATGTACTTGCGCAGAGAGGTGTGCGTCAGCTCACAAGCGCAGAAAGAGAGTATTACGAAAAAGTAATTGACGCAATGAAATCTTCGGATCCAAAGCAGGCCCTCAACAATATTGAGACTGTTTTCCCGGAGACAATCATTGATTCTGTATTTGAAGAACTGACAACAAATCATCCGCTGCTGTCAAAATTAAATGCGACAACTGTAACTGGTCTCACAAGAATGATGTTGAACACAAACGGAGAGCAGAAAGCAGCATGGGGCAAACTCAGCAGTAAGATCATTGAAGAACTGACATCTGGATTCAAAGAAGTAGACGTAACTCAGGATAAACTGAGCGCATTCCTGCCAGTTTCAAAAGCTATGCTTGACTTAGGCCCTGCATGGTTAGATAACTATGTGCGACAGGTGCTCACAGAAGCTCTTGCGAATGGACTTGAGTACGGAATCGTAAATGGTACCGGAAAAGACATGCCAATCGGAATGGCGCGCCAGGTAGGAGACGGAGTGAACGTTGTGTCTGGAGAATATCCGGAAAAAGAGACTATCAAAATGACAGCTCTTGATATGATCCAGCTTGGAAATGTAACATCTATCATGGCAAGAAACAGCAAAGGCCAGGCAAGAACAGTAGATAACCTGATTATGATCGTAAATCCGGTAGATTACTGGAAAAGAATCCTTCCGGCAACACGCGCAATGTCTCCGGACGGCGTATATGTTTCAACACTTCCGATTCCTCTGGAAATCATCCAGTCGGCAGCAGTTACAGAAGGAACTGCAGTATACGGAATGGCCGGAAAGTACTTCCTTGGCGTAGGAATGTCCAAAAACGGAAAGATTGAGTATTCAGATGAATACAGATTCCTGGAAGATGAAAGAGTATACCTTATCAAGTTATACGCTCACGGATTCGCACTGGACAACAATGCTTTTGTCGTTCTGGATATTACAGATCTGCATCCGGTTCGCTTTGAGGTCGTAAGCAAACAGGAGGAGCACGTAGATAATGCACTGCTGTCTGATCTGAGAATCGGAGGATTAACTCTCTCACCGAAATTTGATAGCGACACAGACGCATACACAGCAAAAACAACAACTGCAACAAATACAATCACAGCGTTTCCGAAATCAGGAACAGCAGCGATTGAAATTACTGCGGGATCCAGCAAAGTAACAAACGGTGGAAAGATCACATGGACCGCCGGAGCAAATACTGTAACTGTTAAAGTCACAGACGGAGAGCAGACAAAGACTTATACCGTAACTGTAACCAAGGAGTGATAAAATGAGTGCTATGTCAGAAAATGATTTATCAAAACTTCTGAAGGATGTCAGAAACTATCTGGACATCACCTGGGACGATCCAAAAGGAGACGAAAAACTCCTTGGAATGATAAAAAGGGGCATGGCATCATTGGCCGGAAAAATAGGGGAGTGCGATTTCCTGGGGGATACCCAGGAAAGAACACTCATTTTTCAGCTTGTAATGTATGAGTATTCCGGAGAACTGCAGCAGTTTTGGGAAAACTACAAAAGCGAGATCGTTGGACTGCAGATAGCAAAGAAGGTGGAAGAATATGCCAAGAGCCAGGCGTAAACAGTTTGAAACGTTTACAGACGGAATGCTGAGCATCTGCAAAACAGAAGGAAGGACGATTGTAGACACCAAGCTCAAAGACATTCGCTTCGGAAATCGCACAATTGGAGAGAGACGCTATTTTGATGCACAGACAGCAGGAAACAAGATAACAAAACTATTGAGCATTCCGGCAGCAACATTGAATGCGGACGACATAGAATCTCTTGACATTGTAATTCTGAATACTCAAAAAAAATCAAATGACCCAGCTCAATACAAAATAGTGCAGATTCAGGAGAAATTTGACGCTACACCGCCTGTAATATATCTGTCACTGGAAAAGATCGTACAGTTGTATAAAGACAGGAGGGGCGACAATGGCGGATAGTATCAGAATTGATGATCTGGCAGCAGAAATAAATCGACTTGTTGAAGACTATGGAAAACAATGCGCTGAGACAACGAAGGAATGCGTAAATAATGTTGCAAAAAAGACAGTATCAAAGCTGAAACAGACATCCCCGGTAAATACCGGAAAGTATAAAAAAGGATGGAAGAAAACTGTTGTGAAAGAAAATTCTACAAGTTTAGTTATTGCGATCCACGATACAAAATACTCCCTGGTGCATTTGCTTGAAAAAGGACATCAGAAAAGAGGAGGCGGAAGGGTAGCCGCAATCAAACATGTAGAACCCGCAGAACAGGCAGCAATAGCAGAGCTGGAAAAGGAGATCATGTCAAGGCTATGATGTCAGCTGAAAATATCAAAGAAATGTTAAATGAAATCGGCTTGCCGTATGAATACGATCATTTTTCAACTCATAACTGGATAGAGCCGCCCTTTATCGTATGGAGGATTCCGGAAAGTGATAATTTTCATGCGGACGGAATTACATATGCGAAAATCGACGTTCTGAATATCGAATTGTATTCAGACGAAAAGGACTGGAACAATGAAAAGAAGATAGAGGACATCCTGGATAAGTATGGAATCACATACGATAAGACAGGAGAATATCTTGATTCAGAAAAAATGTACGAAGTTTTATACGAAATGGAGGTATAAAGATGGGTAAAAAAGATAACAAAGTTAAGTACAATCTTAAAAACGCACATTACGCATTACAGAACGAAGGAGAAGATGGAACAATTACTTTTGGAGTCCCGAAAGCAATTCCGGGATCTGTATCATTATCACTTGACGCAAATGGAGATATTTCACCGTTCTATGCAGACGGAATCCAGTATTATGTGTCAGCTGCAAACAACGGATATGAAGGAGATGCAGAATTTGCGTTAATCCCGGATTCTTTCAGACAGGATGTCCTGAAAGAAAAGAAGGACGAAAAAGGCGTACTGCATGAAATCAGTGATTCTACGGATACACAGAAATTTGCATTTCTGTTTGAATTTGACGGAGATCAGAAAGGAATCAGACGAGTTCTCTACAATTGCACAGCTACCAGACCGTCAATCGAATCCCAGACAAAAGAAGATAGTATTGAACCTGGTACAGAAACAATTACGATCAGCAATGCTCCGCTTCCAAACGGACGTGTAAAAGCTCAGACCACAGTAGATACAGACGACACTGTATACAGCGGATGGTATAAGGCAGTGTATTATCCGGAAACAGTCACCGAAGCAGCACAGGCTGTTAACGCAGATTAAAAAGTTGTGGGAGAATAAAAATGCTGACAAAAACAATTAAAATTGATGATAAAGAGGTGCTTTTTGCCGCTTCTGCTGCAATTCCAAGGATCTACCGGATTCAGTTCCGGAGAGATATTTTTCAGGACATGGCAAAAATTGAAAAGTCCGTAAAAAAATCACAGAATAAGCAGAATGAAAAGAAGGTGTCCGAGTCGGACATTCCTATTGAGGACTTGGAGATGTTCGAAAATGTCGCATTCGTAATGGCAAAACACGCAGCACAGAAAAAGGGACAGGATTTCCCGGAAGACGTATACGACTGGTTAGATCAGTTTGATACATTTTCGATTTACACAATTTTCCCGGAGATTGTAAAACTCTGGAACCTGAACCAGCAGACACAGGCAGAAGCAAAAAAAAACTTCAACCAAGTAGCCGGGAAATGACGACACCTCTATTCCTTCTAAGGTGCGCACAGGTTGGAATAAGCATCCAGGATTTAGACCTTCTGACAGTAGGCCTTGTCCTGGATATTTTTGTGGAAAAAATTAATGACGACTACAAATGGCCGAAAATGGCAACTCAGGAGGATATGGATAAATTCTAAACGGAGGTGATAATTTTTGTCCAAAGGCCGCGACATAAGGGGACTTACGATTGAAATTGGCGGCGATACCACAGGACTACAAAATTCACTTAAAAATGTAAATTCACAGATAAAGACCACACAGGCACAGCTAAAAGACATAAACAATCTGCTGAAATTAGATCCTACGAATACAGAACTGTTGCAGCAGAAACAGAAAGCACTTGCTGACGAAATCGAAAGCACGAAAGAAAAGCTGGAAACCTTAAAGACTGCAGAGCAGCAGGCACAGCAGCAGTTCGCAGAGGGAAAGATCTCACAGGAACAGTATGACGCTCTGAAAAGAGAAATTATTGCAACCGAGGAGAGCTTAAAGTCTCTGGAGAATGAAGCAAAGAATGCGCCTACTCAAATGCAGCAGTCACTTGATGGTCTGAATGCAAAAATAAATACTACACAGACGGAACTCAAAGAAATTGATAAGTTGCTGAAACTAGATCCTACGAATACGGAACTATTACAGCAGAAACAGAGAGCACTGTCTGATGAAATTGGAAACACAAAAGAAAAACTGGAACTTCTGAAAAACGAAGAAGGGGAAGTACAGCAGAAATTCCAGGAGGGAAAAGTATCCCAGGAACAGTATGACGCTCTGAAAAGGACAATTATAGAAACAGAACAGAGCCTGCAATCACTTGAGAATGAAGTTGGATCAGGATCTGCAAAACTGGCCGAGATTTCTGAAACATCCGGGAAAATAGGGGAGTCGCTGACATCTGCCGGAGAAAAAATGCTTCCGGTTACGGCGGCAGTGACAGGTCTTGGAACAGCAGCAGTAAAGACTGCGGCAGATTTTGACAGCTCTATGTCCAATGTGGCCGCAATATCCGGATCATCTGCGGAAGACATGGATAAGTTGCGAGAGCGCGCAAGAGAGATGGGAGCACAGACAAAATTCTCTGCAAAAGAAGCCGGAGATGCTATGGGATACATGGCAATGGCCGGATGGGACGCGCAGCAAATGTATGATGGTCTTCCGGGAATAATGAACCTTGCAGCTGCATCTGGCGAAGATCTTGCAACAACTTCTGATATTGTTACGGACGCGCTTACGGCGTTCGGCATGAAAGCAGAAGACAGTTCGCACTTTGCAGACGTGCTTGCACAGGCATCATCAAGTGCAAATACAAACGTCAGCTTGATGGGAGAAACATTTAAGTACATCGCTCCGGTAGCAGGCGCGCTGGGATACAGTGCAGAAGATGCGGCGGTAGCAATTGGACTCATGGCGAACAGCGGAATCAAAGCGTCGTCAGCCGGAACACAGTTGAGATCATCTCTGACAAACATGATAAAACCGTCAAAAGATGTCGGAGACGCAATGGAAAAGTGGGGCTTTTACGCAACAGAAGCCGCAACCGCCGTAGATCAGGCGAAAGTTGATAAGCAAATGCTTAGAGTGCAGAAAGCATCTCTTGCTGCAGATAAAGCCCAGCAGTCTTACAACGACGCAGTATCAAAATACGGAGCCGAGTCAACAGAAGCCTCAAATGCTGCCGCAACGTTAGAAATAAAGCAGACAGAGCTTGCAAGCGCAAACGAAACCCTGACACAGCTGCAGGAAGGAACCACGCAAAACGTAAGACTGTATAACAAGGCTTTACAGAACGAAGATGGCAGCATGAAATCCCTTAAAGAGACAATGGATTTCTTGAGAGAAGCAATGGGAAATATGTCAGAAGCAGAGCAGACCCAGGCCGCAACAGCTATTTTCGGGAAAGAAGCCATGTCCGGAATGTTGGCGATCATCAACGCATCAGATGCAGATTACGAAAAACTTATCAAGAACATTGATAATTGCGACGGAGCCGCGGAGAATATGGCTGAAACCATGCAGGATAATCTTTCTGGACAGCTTACAACTTTGCAGAGTGCCTTGCAGGAGTTGGCAATAGCCTTCGGAGAAATCCTGATGCCATATATCAGAAAAGCGGCAGAGGTTATTCAAGGGTTTGTTGAAAAGCTCAATGGAATGAGCGAAGGACAGAAGAAAGTAGTTGCCACAATTGCACTGATAGTCGCCGCGATTGGTCCGTTGCTGATAATGGTTGGAAAAGTTGCAACCGGAATATCTGCAATTACAGGACTGTTTTCTAAGATGAAAACTTTAACAACAATAACGAGTATTATTGGAAAGCTAAAAGGTGCTTTTACCGCACTGTTTGGAGTAATAGCCGCAAACCCGGTTATTGCTGTCATAGCCGCGATTGTGGCAGCTCTGGTATTGCTGTACACAAAATGCGAATGGTTCCGGGATGTAGTAAATGCAGTTGTACAAAAAATTGTGTCATTTTTTACAGAGACAATACCGCAGGCATGGAGCACACTGATGGACTTCCTTTCAGGAGTTCCGGAATGGTGGTCTGGAATCTGGCAGCAGGTATCAGACTTTTTCATGCAGATATGGAATGGAATTGTAAATTTTTTTACCGTAACAATACCGCAGGCATGGAACAGCGTTGTTACATTTTTTGCAGGTGTTCCGGCGTGGTGGTCCGGTATCTGGCAGCAGGTATCAGATTTCTTTGCAAATATCTGGACGACAATGATGCAGAATCCGGTTATATCCGGAATTGTGACAACGATCACAACGCTATGGCAGAATGCAGTTAATACACTGCAGAACATCTGGCAGGGACTTGTGACGATTGCACAGGGCGCATGGGAGTTGTTGAAAAATACAATTCTTGCACCGGTGATCTTACTGATCGACCTGGTAACAGGTAACTTTGATAAACTCAAAACAGACGCATCAAATATCTGGACAAATATCAAAGACGCAGCGCAAACAATATGGACCGGAATTAAGCAGGTTGTCTCCACTCTGGCAAAAGGACTTGTTACCGCAGTCACAACACTATTTACAGGGTTCCGGGACACAGTGTCAAAAATATGGGATTCTGCTTCTCAGGCAGCATCAAAAGCATGGACAGCAATAAAAGGAATCGTTGTCAACAATGCGAAAAAGCTGAAAGAAAGTGCAACAGAAGCAATCCAGAATTTGAAGGACAGAGCCTCAGAATACTGGGATAACATCAGAGAGAGAACGTCCGAAACGTGGCAGAACGTAAAGGAAACAGTTATACAATACGCCGGAAATATGAAAGACAGAGCTGTTGATACATTTAACAGCGTTGTATCTGGAATATCTGGAGCACTGTCAGGTGTATATTCCGCTGTTGTAAATGGATTTTCCAGCGCGATCAGTTATATTACGGGATTACCAGGGCAGGCGGTTCGCTGGGGACAGGATTTCGTGAATGGTATTGCAAACGGAATCAGGAGCTGCATAGGTAACGTAACGAATGCAGTATCGAACGTAGCAAACACAATAAGATCATGGTTGCATTTCTCAAGACCGGATGAGGGTCCGTTACATTACTATGAGGAATGGATGCCGGACTTTATGAAAGGCCTTGCGACAGGAATTGAAAAGAGCCAGGGACTTGTTGCTGACGCAATGAAAGATGTTCAGATGGATATGCAGTTAGATACAAGTTCAATGAAACCAGCTAATAATCTGAACAAAACAGATATTACCGGAATAACCGGAATGCTGGCACAGCTGATCCAAGTAATGAGCGCAGGACAGGAAATCTATTTCGACAACAAAGAATGGGCTGGAAAACTTGCACCCGCAATAAATACAGAGCTTGGAAGAATAGCAAAGGAGGCGGCGTATAGATGAATAATGTATTAACAATAAAAGCAACAATTACAGTTGAAAATACAGGGAAAGTCATTGATACGCTGGACGACTGGGGATGTGCGATTGGAAATAACAATTACATCAAAGAGCCGGACGTAGAAACATATTACATTGATATTCCAGGTACAGACGGATTTTTGGATGGATCGGAAGCGATAACAGGAAGAACAATCTATAAATCAAGAGAAATTGATATTTTGCTTGGTGGAAAGAAACCAAGGGAAGATTGGGACAGCTTTATCTCAAACATTCGAGGACAGCTGCATGGAAAGAATGTGAGAGTAACGTTTTCGAATGATCCGGCGTATTTCTGGACCGGCAGAGCATATATTACAGACTTTGACCGTTCCAGAGAGGTGGGACAATTTCATTTAAGTATTCCAAAAGCAGATCCGTACAAATATTCCCTTGCGGATTCAACAGAGGACTGGCTCTGGGACCCGTTTGATTTTGAAACAGGTGTAATAGACCAGGGAGCCGGAATTACAATTTCCGGCTCTGGATCATACACAGTATGCGCCGGAGATATTGCAATAGTGCCGGTACTGAATGTGAAAAGCATAGGTTCAACCGGATTAAAGGTTACAGGATGCGGAGAAACATACACACTGACGCTTGGAAGAAACAGATTTCCGGATATTGTTGTATTTGGAACAGATGAAACCCTGGAATTTTCGGGATCCGGAACACTGGATATTGTTTACAGGAGGGGATCATTGTGATTTATAAAATTAAATTAGATGGAAAAGTCCTGTATTATCCAGGGGACCGGCAGGCAGCAGTTATCAATCCAGAACTGGATTTACAGACTGGATATGCGGGGGAACTTACTTTAAAGGTTCCACCGTTAAATCCACTATACGGAGAAATCCACAACAGAAAAAGTATGGTTTCTGTATACAGAGGAAATACAGAAATTTTTTACGGAGAAGTCCGCACACGCGAGAAAGACCGATTTAAGAACCAACCGGTGAAAGCAACCGGAGCATTGTCTTTCCTTGCTGACAGCATACTGCCACAGCAGGAATGGCACGATATATCCCCACGAGATCTGTTAGACGCATGGTTACAACTTCACAATAATCAGGTGGAAGACAGAAAAAAGATATATACAGGAGTCGTAACGATCCACGACAGTAATGATTCTTTGTACAGAATTACAGACAGAGAGAACACACTGGAAGCAATCCGGGATAAATTAGTTGACCGCCTGGGAGGATACCTGCGGCTCAGGCACGAGAACGATAAACTGTATCTTGACTGGCTGACTATTCAGGAATACGGAAAATATTGCGAACAGCCTATACAATTCGGGGAAAACCTGATGGATTATTCAGAGACAATGACAGCAGATGATGTTATCACAGCTCTGATTCCGCTGGGGGCAGCAATCGAACAGGAAACAGACGAAAACGCATCCGAATTTGAACGACTTGAAAAAAATGTTGATATTACATCAGTAAATGATGGAAAAGACTACATATACAGTGAAGAAGCAGTTGAAAATTTTGGATGGGTATGGAGAACAGAAAAATGGGACGACGTATCAGTTCCGGCAAACCTGTTAAAGAAAGCAACTGAATTTCTGACAAGTAACCAGTATGAAAGTCTTGTTATTTCGCTGACTGCCGTAGACCTGTCTTTATTCGGACAGGATTACGATTCGTTTGACATAGGGGACAGAGTGCTTTGCAATGCAATTCCATACGGAATGAAGAAAGTTCTTCCGGTTATGGAAATGAAAATACCATTGCAACAGCCAGATCAGGCGCAGCTGACGCTTGGAGAAAACCTGCAGCAGTCTTTTACAGATCAGACATCCGGAACATTCACACAGATCAGACAAGAGACAACAGACGCAGGCAGAGTTCAGACAGAATGGATGAAGTCTGCAATTGATAACCTTACGAAGCAAATGACGGGAGCGAAAGGTGGATATAAGCTCACCGAATTTGATGAAAACGGTCTCTGGCTCAGAGATCTGTACATGGACGCACCGGATAAAAACCAGGCGACAAATATACTGCAGATAAACAAAAATGGAATCGGAGGTTCGCACAATGGTTATGCCGGTCCGTATACCGTCGGCATGACTTTAGACGGAACCATTCTGGGAGAGAGAATCCTTGCCGGTTCGATTAAAACAGAAGCTCTGTCAACAGAATGCAAAAATTACATTGAAACAAAAATATCGGACGGGGATTCAGAAAACAAAAAAGCAATATTAAAAGAGGTCACAACGTCCATAAAAGCCATGGATGGGAAAATAACTCTTTCTGTATCAAGCCTGGAGCAGCAGTTGGAAAGGAAATCCGGAAACTGGTATGGAAATTATGAACCTACCTCCGGAAACAATCCGGCCTCAGCCTGGACAACTGATGAATTGAGACAGGAGCATGAAAGAGATCTCTTTTTCAATACCACAACTGGCTATGCTTATCAGTATCAGAAAAATGGTAGTAATGAGTATGGATGGGTAAGGGTAAAAGATAAGGACATTGAAGCAGCTCAGAGTACAGCAGAATCTGCGCTTTCCAAAATCGAGGTCCAGGAGGGACTCATAACTGCAGAAGTATCCAGGGCAAAGGGAGAGGAAGAAAAACTCAGATCAGCAATAACACTGACCGAGACAAATATCCTCTCAACAGTGTCAAAGACATATACGACACAGGAGATGGCAAATAAACTCTATGCAAACGCAGTACAGGAAGGCCAGGACGCGGCAGATCAGGCAGAAAAGAATGCAAAAGACGATACAGATACAAAACTGAAAAACTATTCTACGACAGTAGAAATGAACAGCGCAATCAATCAGGCGGCGGATAGCATTTCTTTAGAGGTGTCAAAAACCTATACGACAACAGTACAGGTGGAAGAAAAATACAAAGATGCAGTAAAGGCAGGGCAGACAGCAGCAACTAATGCCGAAACAAATGCTACAAAAGCCGGACAGACTGCGGCAGATCAGGCAGAAAAGAATGCAAAAGCTGATACGGATACAAAGCTGAAAAGTTATTCTACAACAGAACAAATGAATACAGCTATAAAGCTGGCAGTAGACAACATCACTCTTGAGGTGACAACAGTACGCCAGGCAGTATCCGAAAAAAACGGAAATTTCTACGGAAGTAAGATTCCGACGACATCAAATGAACCAGCCTCAGCCTGGACAACTGATGATTTGAAATCTTTGCATGTCGGGGATATTTACTATGATATCACAACCGGATATGCGTATAGATACACATACAAAACTCCGGGATTAAAAATCACATTTTCATCCGATTCGAGGACAGAGAGTGTAAATTGCGATTATGTAAAGATTTATTACAACGATAACGGAGCCATGAAACTTGCAGGAAAATTCGGAGGGACTGATATAGCAGGAGCTTCCGTCTTTGTTCCAGCATCAGAATTTTATGTATATTGGCGCACAGATAGCTCAAGCTGCAACTTCTACGGATTCAGCATAGCATCAGTAACAAGTACATCAGGAGAAGGAACCGGAACTGCGGAATCATTGCCAAACTATACAGTGACAGAATTGTCAAAAGGAACATATCCGGAGAGTCCGAACCATGGAAATTACGGAAACAACATCAATTTGCTTTGGAAGTGCTCAGGAACGACATCCGGAAGTAAAACAGCATCATGGGAAAGAATCCAGGATCAGGACATTAGCGTTGCAAAAGCACAGGCGGATGCCGCAAAAAACACTGCAGATGCAGCGAAAGATACTGCAGATACTGCAAAAGATACAGCTGACACTGCAATATCAAGAATTACTGTTGCAGAAGGGTCAATCACATCAGAAGTATCCAGGGCGAAAGCTGCAGAAGAAAGTCTGAGCAGTTCAATCACACAAACAGCAAATTCAATTAGCTCAAAAGTATCAAAAGGATCCGTAATATCTGAAATTAACCAGTCGTCAGAATCTGTAACGATTAAAGCATCAAAGATTAATTTCAACGGATTAGTGACGGCAAATAGTTACTTTCAAATTCTTACAAATGGATCAATGAAAGCTACAAGCGGAACAATAGGCGGATGGACAATAGCCTCAACATATCTGAAAGCCGGAAACATAACCCTGAAAAGCACAGGGGTAATCCAGATAGGAAACGTCACTTTATCATCAGTATCAAATGCTTTTACAATAAAAAGTGGAGTTAAGATATATTGCGGAACCAGTTCATTCTCAGATGGAACGGACAGGTTTCAGATATATAACTTGCAACATGTAACGTCTGGAGGACATATGGTATTTGCGAGCGACGGAGCAACAGTAGCTTATTTGTCGTCTTCATCAAAACGGTACAAAGATCATATTGCAGATATGACGCTGAATGAAGCAAAAAAAATACTGGATGTGCCTGTAATATGGTTTAAGTACAAAGAAAACTATTTAAGCCCGACAGACTGGCTAAACGGAAAGAAATTGCCAGGCTTCTATGCGGAAGATGTATACAGTATCTTTCCGGAAGCTGCACAGCTGAATGAGGAAGGAAAGCCGGAAGACTGGAACTTCCGAATACTTATTCCGTTAATGCTTAAACTGATTCAAAATCTCTATGAGGAAAAGGAGAAAACAGCATAATGAATGAAGTAAAAGAAAAGGACAATAAAGAAACTATTAAGGAAGAAACAAAGGTGTCCGAGTCGGACACAGAAGAAAGCACCGCACAGGAACGGAAAGAGGATAATAATACAGTAGAGAAAGCAGTAGAAGCTCCTCCACTGGGAGCAATCTTGGACAAAAGAACAGAAGAAATTCGAAACGTAGTATTCGGAGCAATGGCACAGTATGGAATCCCTGCGTCATTAATGGATTACATGCTTACCTCTGTTCTGTCAGAAGTAAGAGATTTAAAGTCAAAAGAATATTCAGACTGCCTTGTAAATAAGGGGGAATAAAAGTGGCAAATGTAAAAAAATATACAGACCAGATTGCAAAAGCACAAAAAGGGCGAGATGTCAGAGATGCGATTGTTGATGCGATAAATGCAGTCTCGGATGAAAACAACGAATACAATCAGGTTAAAACTGACATTCTCGAAGCGCAGACAGATATAACCGAAAAAGTAGCGAAAAACGAACATACAGAACAGAAATTTGTAGCAGATGTAAAGAAAGCGGAAACCTTGAAACAGGGTCTTGATTCGAATATCGAGCAGGGAACTGCTTTAAAAAGCCAGCTGGATACCGCAGTCTCAACGGCGAACACAGCAAAAAAGAATCTGGACAGTACAAATACAACGGCTGCACAAAGAAAAACTGATCTGGATGGATCCATAAGCACCGCACAGACGTTAAAAGGAAATCTGGAATCAGATATTTCTCAAGGAACGACATTAAAACAGGGACTTGACTCTGATATTACACAGGGAACTGCTTTAAAAAGCCAGCTGGAAACAACCATTTCCACAGCAGACACCGGCAAGAAAAACTTAGATGCTTCCAACACGACAGCAGGCAAAACCAAAACCGCCCTTGATGCATCTAACACAACAGCAGCCGAGACCAAAGCGGATCTGGACGCATCTAACGCAACAGCATCAGAAACTAAAACCGGATTAGATGCAACAAATAAGACAGCTGCCGGTCTGGTTACATCTCTGGGAGATAAGATCGCAGAAGGTACTCAGGTAAAAACCGATATCCAGACAACAGGTGAAACGGCAATGAGCAACCTGCAGGCAGAAGCCGCAAAACAGCAGGAGTATATAAAAACAAGCATCGATGATACCCTGTCAGTTTCCGGAAAGGCTGCAGATGCAGCAGTCACAGGAAAAAAGATTGATTCATTAAAGGAAGATATATCCACCAAAATCACCAAATTCTATGCAAGTTCACAAGGCGAAACCCATCTTGCCGATTCTGACAATGGCAAAATTATGGATATGATGCTGTATGGGAAGTCTGAGCAGAAACGGTATTCGGGGAAGAATTTGCTGAATGCTACGTTGCAGACTACTACACAGAATGGTGTTACTTGTACCGCGAATGGCGATGGAACTTATACTATAAATGGTACAGCTACGTCGGATACTCTCTTTCATATAGGATATTTCATTTTTGAAAAAGATACAAAATATAAAATTGTCGGATGTCCTCAGGGTGGTAGCTTAAACACATTATATAGATTAGACGGTTCACTGAATGCTAATTCAGATACAGGAAACGGGATTGTATATTCCGGAGATGGAAACAAAAGAAATGCCAGAATTGTTGTGTTCAATGGGGCTACAGTAGACAACCTCCTCTTCAAACCAATGATAACCACTGACCTAACCGCCACCTACGATGATTTCGAACCCTACACCGGTGGTATCCCAAGCCCAAACCCTGACTATCCGCAGGAGATTAAAAGCGTGGCGAATCCGACAGTGAAGGTGTGCGGGAAGAATCTGTTTAAAGCTACATTAGGGAATGTTACAGCGAATGGTATTACTTGTACTGCAAATAGTGACGGAACTTATATACTAAATGGAACATGCACTGTGAGTACAGCACTTTCAAAAATTGGAATATTTGATCATATATTAAATGAACCATTGTATTTAACCGGAGTTCCATCTGGATGTGGTTCTTATTTAGCACTTGGGCGACGCGATGGAGATAATATTTTAGTCACCGACGGAAAAAATACTAAAATTGATGCTGGTATTCACACAGATCATATAGAATTCTGGATAACCAAAGGAACGACACTGAACAATGTGATTTTCAAACCAATGCTCACCACCGATCCCACCGTCACCTATGACGATTTCGAACCCTACCACGAACAGACCGTCACCCTCCCATACACATTAAATGCTATCCCAGTAGAATCAGGTGGTAACGTCACAATTGATGGTCAGCAGTATATTGCGGATTATGTGGATGTGGAGAGAGGGAAATTGGTGAGGATGGTTTATGTTCTTGATGCCAGTGCAAATGCTGACATGTTTCGCAATTATTGGGAAGGCGAAACAGACGGAAAACAATATTTAATTCGTACGGATTTTGCATCTCCTCCATTTTCAATAGAAGAAAATGCGCAAACATGGTGTAACAAATATAATTTGCTGTCGAATAATTTTGAATATACACGTTTTGATGGCTGTTTAGGTAAAAAAAGTTGCGTTTATATAGGGAATCCTAGAAGCATACAGATTTATTTGAGTTTATACAATCAAAAATTATCGACCATCAAAGAGCAAAGAGAATGGCTGAAAAATAATCAAACATATATATATGTTCCTTTAAACACTCCCGAAGAAGCTGACCTCACCACAGAAGAAATCGCTGCGTTCAAAGCACTTGCAACATATTATCCAATCACAAATATATCTATCAATTCAGAACAGCTTGACGGATATGCAGTATTCAACTATCCAATTTCAATGGAGAACGGTTGGAACTATGTAAAACAGCAGATAGGCGATACGAGGGAGTACATCTATGACATGGACGCACGTGCTCAGGATACTGATTTGCAGGCGGCAGAAGCCTACGTCAACAGTGAATACGCAGTAGCATTAACAGAATTGGAGGTATGATTATGTTATATAGAACATTACTGAAACTTAAAGAGAGAAACGGTCTGACAGATGATTTAAAGAATAAGATTGATATTTTCTTTGCAACTGGCAGAATTACTGAGGAACAGTATAATGAGCTGATGGATGTTAATAAGGAAGAAGAACCGAAAGTGGAAACTAATTAACTAAAGAGGGCAATTTAGAGAGCAGAAATGCTCTCTTTTTGTTTGAAAGGAATAATTAAATATGAAGAAAATCAGAGCAGAGCCTAACCAGCTCTTTTTATTTTGTATAATATAAATGTGAGGAAAGAAAAATGGAAAATGAACTGATTTCAAGGGCGGAGCATGAGGAGTTTCGCAAAAGAATTGAAGCAGAAGATAATCGCCAGAACAGGCGAATTGAAATTTTGGAAAACAGTGTTCAACAGCTCCAGGAATTAGTTGCATCTGTACAGACGCTTGCGAACAACATGGAGAACATGGTGAAAGAGCAGGGACAGCAGAGCGCAAGACTGGAAGCTCTTGAGTCAAGAGACGGGGAAAAGTGGCGGACAGTAACAAGTTACTTATTAACAGCTATATTAGGTATTGCAGTTGGAATTATTGCAAAACAGTTTGGATTATAAGGAGGAGCAAAATGTTTAAAAATTGCGTATTTAAGCCAAGCGTAGACACAGTGAAATGGTGGAAGAAAGCAGGAATCAGAGCAGTAAAGACAATGGCACAGACTGCAGTGGGCGTGATCGGAGCCGGAAGCGTGATCTCTGCAGTGGACTGGAAGATGGTTGTATCGTCTGCAGTAGTGGCCGGAGTTGTAAGTCTGCTCACAAGCGTCGCAGGAATCCCGGAAGTAGAGGCGGACGAAAACCTGAACAACTTGTTTTCTGATGGAACAAAATAATTTTGCACAGCCTGGTATAATGTCGGGCTTTTTATGGAGACAAACATGAAAATCAAAGGAATTGACGTTTCGTCGTGGAATGGCGTGATCGACTGGCAGAAAGTAGCAAATTATGGGATGGGTTTTGCTATCCTTAGAATTACAGAAAAAGGTAACAAAACGGACAGCTCTTTTGAAAGAAATTATGCAGGCTGTATAACTCATAACATTCCTGTGGGTGTATATAAATACAGTTACGCTACAAATATTTCTGAAATCAAATATGAAGCGGAAACAGTGATAAATGTATTGAAACAGAGAAAACTGGATTATCCAATATTTTTAGATATTGAAGATAAATGCCAGGAAGATTTATCACAGAATCTGATGATGCAGATGATTAACACTTTCCATGATATTGTTATCAGAGCTGGGTACAAGTTTGGAATTTATTGTGGATATTACTGGTACAAAACGAAATTGCCGGAAGATGCAAAGAAATATGACTGTTGGCTGGCAGCATATCCATCACAGGATGATGGAACCATGCAGGAAAGATTAAAACCATCTGCCGGGACTGGTTGGCAATATTCAAGCAAAGCAAAGATTCCAGGAATTACCGGAAGTGTAGACAGGAATATTTTTTATAAAGACTATACCGCTGATATAAAAAATGAAAGTGAGGTGGAAGGTGCAGTGAAGAAAACAAAAGCACAGATCATTCAGAATATCATCAATGATGCAATTGAATTTGCGGTAAATATTGCCAATGATAATGCTCATGGTTACAGCCAGAGGATTAGAAGTCTGTATGAGATTAATGATCCTAAATCGTTTGACTGTTCGAGTTTGGCGTGTACAGCATATTACTATGCATTCCTGAAAAACGGACTGACCGCGCAGGCAAGATACCTGAAAGAACATTGTAGTTATACGGGTAATATGCTGAATATGTGCAACTGCGGTTTCGAGATTGTAGCAAGAAACCAGACTGCACACAGTCAGATGCAGAAAGGCGATCTTGAACTGAATACGACTTATCATGTTGCTGTGGCTATTGATAAGGACAACATTGTACATGCCAGATCATCTGAGGGGACAACCGACACAAAAGACAACAGTGGTAATGAGATCAGAACTCAGCCGTGGTATCTGTATAGCCACGGATGGACTCACCGTTTGAGATTTACGGGGAATGGTATTGACTTTACTACATTAACTACTGATACCGACAAATCAACAACCAAAACGACACCGACAGGGGGAAAATATATGTTCACACCAGAAACAGTACAGTTAGGAAGCAAAGGAACATCTGTATTACTCTTGCAGGAGATTCTTATTGCAAGAGGATACAAAGGGAGAAACAACAAACCACTGTCTTTAGACAGAGAAGCCGGAGACAATACAATTTATGCACTCAAGGCATATCAGAAAGACAGAAACGGAGTCCTTGAGGTTGACGGAGTATGTGGACCGGCAACATGGGAAGATCTGATTGCAATTTAAAGAAACAAAGACAACAAAAAACTTCCGGGATTAATTCCCGGAAGCATCTTCTAAAACAACTCTTTCTAGCAACAAAGTAACATATTCAGGCGGATTTCTTTTACCGCCTTCCCAGTTTTCGATTGTCCTTTTGGGAATTTTGTATTTATCGGAAAAAGCTTGCTGGCTTAACCCGGAAATTAATCTAATTTCTTTGATGTTCATATTGTTCCTTTCTTTCTTCTTTTTATTTCCAACGCTTCACAATGTCTCCGTCGTAGTGATCGGGCGCGTCTTCATCTGGATTGATACTTTCCAGCACGTAAAACTCCGATCTGTGTTTCTTTTCAAACCTTGTCAGATTTGACCATTTTCCCTCCGCTTCCAGAATGGCTTCTTCTTTGTCCTCAAATTCATCGGTGAAACAATCACCGTCTGTATAATCCATAATTATATACTTCATTTT